TGTAAGTGGAGGTTACATACTCTTCAATATCTTTGAGAATCTTATCTTCATTATATTTCCAAAGATGATTTGTTTTTTCAGTCATAGTATAATAGATAATAAACAGCAGAAAAGGGGAGGTTGTCCTCCCCCCATTATATCAGAATGTTTGGTTTTGGTCAAGTTGTTGTTGGATTAGTTTTTGCCTTTCATCAAAAGAAAGATTTATCCAATAAAGATGCTTTGCCACCATTTCAGCATCACTATGTTTTTTGTGGCAAGTTTTACAAAGAAGACGGCACTTCTCAACTTCTTTCCACCATAGTTCAAGAGAACAATCAAGTTTTCCGATAGTTAAAGATTTTTGTGCTGGGTCTATATGGTCAAATTCAAGATTTTCAGTTGTTTCACACCATACACATTTTCCGCCAAGTTTTTGTTTTGCTTGTTCTCTTAAGTTTTGGCGTCTTTTTTTGTTGTTTTTTGCTCCGTTTTCTTTTATTCGTTCTTTATGATTTTCATAATAACGCAAATTACGTTCATTACATTTTTCTTTATTTTTATGATAGTATTCCCTATCAGCAAGACGCTTTGCTTCCTTTTGTTCTTCCGTCATTTTTTGACGATATTTTTTATTATATTCAATTTTTTGTTCTCTTGAATAAGTCATAATAAACTAAAAAGTGCTATTACTATTTATACGAATAACACTTTTCAGTAAAAAGTTTTATCAGAAAGAAACTTAGTGATAACCCTCAATAGTAAATTCAAGTTCGGGGTTTTCTTCTTTTGGAAGTTCAAAATTAACATCAATTTTGTCATAGAGTTCCAAAAACGCTTGTTTGGTCTCATCGTCAAAACGATTGACGCAAACTTGAAGTGATTTTGCCTTATTCTTAAAGATACTATAAGCACGAATGATATGAACCAAACGACGGGTACTGATGATTTCCTCAATACCACCGTCATAAAACGTTTTCCTAATAACGTCCGCCCAATTTACCAATTGAGTGCAGAAATCGCGGTCTTCCACACCAAGGTCAAGAGCAACACCCTCCAGAATTTTCTGCTCAACAGCAACAGAAGGATAATCTTGCTCAAAGGTCACAGGGAAACGCTCAAGGAATGCTTCATTCAGAACATTAGTACCAATAAAGCGACCATCATCAGAACCCTTACCTTTGGTATTAGCAGTGGCAATCACATTAAATCCATCGGCAGGCTTGACAAAGCGACCAATCTTCTTCAGGAAGATACCTTTGCCTTCCAGAACAGACTGAAGACACAGAATTTTGTTAGAGGCAAGGTCAATCTCATCCAGAAGCAAAACAGCACCACGCTCCAGAGCTTCAATCACAGGACCATTATGCCAAGCGGTTTCACCATTCACAAGACGGAAACCACCAATCAAGTCATCTTCATCAGTCTCAATCGTGATGTTAACACGAATCAATTCACGTTCGAGTTGAGCACACGCTTGCTCCACAGAGAACGTTTTACCATTACCCGAAAGACCCGTAATAAACGTAGGATAGAAAAGACGGGAAGCAATAATTTTCTTAATATCGTTAAAGTTACCAAACTTGACGAAGGTATCATCTTTATCAGGAATCAGATTTTGTTGAGCTTCAGGAAGAACCGCAACGCTGTGATAGGAACGCTCAATCTCTTCCACTCGTTCTTGTGTAACTTCAAGATTCCAACGGCCACGGGAAGTCTTGTAATTATCAAGACGACGAGTAACGGTCTGATAGTTCAGAGAACGAGAGGCGCAAAACCCCCTCACATCTCCAGAAGTGATTTCAGAACCATAAAGTTCTTTGAGAGATTGGATAATTTCGTTGTCGGTCACGGAAATTTTGCGAGGCATAATGTAATTAGGTTGGTTGTTCATGATAACAAGGTTATTATAAGGGTAAAATGGGGAGGCTGGTGTCTCCCCTGGGACAGTTTGAAAATTGGTCAGGCGACGAGTTCAATAAATTCACCAAGAATTTTCTTGTTCATCTTTTTAGCTTTAAAGCTCTTCATGAATGCACCTTTGATTTGACTCTTGGATGCACAGTCAGGAACAGAAAACTCAGAGTCTTGAGAAAGAGAACTTCCAGAAAGACCAAAATAGGTATGATACCCAGAATTCTTAATTGAAAATGATTTCTCTTTCTTCCAACTATTCATAATTTTAGCATACTCATCAGTATATTGCTCATAGTACCGACGAATGAAGTTTCCAGAATGCCGCGATTCAAGAACACGAATACCAATAAAGTTCATGTCTGGAAACTTATCACAAAGATTCTTCAAAAGAACATCTGTAGATTGCCAAAATTCTACATTCATAGAATATGTGTTTCCAATCTTGCGATCCCGAAGAAACACTCCAGGGCCAGTATGACAAATTCCAAGATAAGGTTCGGATTCCCATTTACGATTGAACTCTTTATGATATTTGAGAGGGCAACCTTCACCATCAGTCAGAATGACACACTGAACTTTCTGAAGTTTATTTTCTTTCTGAAACTTAGGAAGAATCTGATGCAGAGAAATAACTGCTTCATTTAGAGGAGTTCCAGAAAGTGACATTCCATATGGAACTGTATACGACAGATAAGAATGGGTGAATACTTTGGCAATACGAAAGATGTTCTTCATTTGATCATCAAGAGTCTTCGCATTTACGTTACTAGTAAGAAGATTCATCATAGAAAACCATTCGGTCACATAGAAAACACCCTCCCTCTTTCTATAAGCAGATTGGCGAAGTGTAGATTTTCCATCTACAGTAGTAGACACGGGATAGTCAGTAGTAAATGCATAAACCTCAAAAGGAATAGACACTTTCTTACAGAACCAAACAAGATTAAAAAGTTGCTTGACCGTATCCATCATCACTTCTCCCATCGAACCAGACCAATCCAGAACGAAGATGAGGCCATGATTCTTTCCATCCGCAAGTGTCGTGACTTTCTTGAAAAGATCCTCACTGAACTTATAGTTGTGCAAACGAGAACAATCCAGAATACCAGTGCGAGCAGTTGAAGCCCGAGCATAAGAATCTGCTGCTTTACGGCATTCAAACTCTTTCACAAGATAGTTGACTTCTTTCTGAGCAGAACGCTTAAACTGAAGATATTCTTTGTCTACAGTAGTGAAAGGACTATTAGATGAGTGTGTGTAGAGCACATCAGAATTCTTCCAAAACTCTGCACATTTCTGGTGAATTTCAGAATTTGGAACGATAACGTGTTTCAAATCAAGTTCAGGAACTTCAACATAAAAGTTCTCAGATTCATTCCTACTCACAAGATCCTTAAGAGCTTCCTCCAGAGACTCCATCGTTTTAACTTCAGGCTCAGTTTCAGGTTCCTTCTCAGAACCTTCAGGCGAATCCTGTTTGTTTTGTGGCTGTTGAGGATTTGAGCGTTCATTAGAACCTTGACCCTGTTCTTGAATTTCAGGTTCTTCTTTAGGAGATTCAGACTGCTTAATTTCAGAATTGTTGGGAGGCTGAGTACTACTTCCAGAATCATTACTCTGCTCTTCAGTATCTTCATGACCATCACCAGAAACCATTTGACAGTTTCCAGCTTGATCAGGAACAACAGTTGCAGTTTCTGGAAGTTTACAATACTTATAAAGAGCTTCTGCAGCATCCAGAACCTGAGGGAAAGTATCCGCAGATGCAATCTGATCAATAATCTCTTTCTCTTGAGTGGTGAAATCCAGCCTCAGAAAATTGCCAATTTTGAAATAAAGATTGGCACGGTCAGCCAAATTAAACTCATTAACATCCTCATCAGCAATAGCGAAGAAATCCTGATCATAAAGCTCCTTGTATCCTGCGTAAAAACTTTTAGGAGAACCTGGATACTTCCTTTTACAAAGTTTTTCAATACGGGCGTCTTCTACTATGTTTAGGAATTGTACTGGAATTTTGTATTCTTTAGTCCAATCAATATCCGGTGTCCACAAAGCATGGGAAATTTCATGAAGGACAAGCATAGTATAGACATTATCACTTGCCTTTTCCCACATAGGAAGCGTCAATACCCTAGTGTGGACATTAAAACATGCAGTCTCTACCTTTTTATGCTCAATTATGATGTCCTCCATCGAAAGACATTTAGCAAGCATTCCTTTGATTTCAAAATTAACTGTCATACAAGGTGTGTTTTTTAACTCCTGTTATCATACAAAAAAATGGGGGCCTTGCGACCCCCAGTGTGTCAGTTTTTGAAGTGGCACCATCAACTTAAAATTACGCTACATTATTTGTAGAAGATTTTTGCTGTCTTTTAACCATCAGTTTTCCACTCATAATTTTATTTACTGCATCAGGAGGAAGAAATTCTCCTCGACTATGAGGATTAATATATCCAGATTGTCCGCTAGGAGTTCTCATTAATTTCAATTGCTCCGTTCCATAATCTCCAGGTCTATTAGTTACTGGAACATTAGGAAATCCCTCAACAATACTCTGTCTCCACTCTTCACTCATATTTGACATCATTACAAGTGCTGAATCTACATCATCAGCATAACCTTCTGAAATCAGATGATCGAGAATGTAATCAAAAGCATCATATCCCTCTCTAAGTCTAGGATTATCCAAGGCACTATTAATCGCAGCCGATGATGAATGTGAGTTACCATACTCATCACCACTATTCATAGCAGCTCTCGTATGTTTCTTAGCCCTTTTCATCATTTCCTCTCTTTGAGGTAAGGTAAGTTTTCTAAAACCTCTACCCACAGGGCCATGAGGAAGACCTCTTGGTCTTTCTCCTTTTTTCTCATCAAGCTGCTCAACTTCTTCAGTATAAATCTCAACCATCTCATCCCAAGTATATTCACTCAAGTCATATCCTTCATTTACAAGTTCATATACCCAATTTTCAAAATCTTCTGAAATTTGATTGGGAGTATAAATGGAAGAATAAGCTTCTTGCAGATCCACAACTTCTTGATCTCTCATTTTTTTAGCAATTACTTTATTTTATTTATGTTTAATAAACACTGTAACTCTTACCTTTCCAATCAAACTTACTTCCCATACCACCTTTCTGTTTTGCTGTCCCATACGCTTTATCAAACTCTTGTGAAGATGATAATTTAGGACCAACTATTCCTTGGCCTACTTTCAATCTTTGAGCAGGTCTTTGACTAGTACCAACTCTAGTATTATAATCAAACCATTTTTGCCCCTTTTTAACTTGTCCAGGTCTATCTGGAATATTGGGAGCTGCACGTAAGGTTGCATCAGCCGTAGGTCTTGGTGCTGATACAGCAGCAGCTACTCCAAAAGGAGTAAGATTTCTGAGAGCTGCAACAGCAGTTAATGCTTTAACAGCAGGCTTTATAGCATCCCTAGGACTTCTAGGATTATTAGTTCTTTCAAGTTCTGGATGTTTGCGATAAGTTTCTGGTGAACCAGTTGACCTTATTGTAGCGCCCGGTCTATATCTATTCGTTGACAATTGTCCTGGAGAAGGTCTTGATGATGATGGTGGAGTTGGGCGAGAAGGATTTCTAGGTTTTAAATCAAGTGACAATTGACCAGAAGCAGCAGGTCTTGGTGAAGTTGGGCGAGAAGATAACTCACTATAAGGACCCTGAGTTCTAGGAAGACGTTCTGTTCCAACAAACGGTTGTCGAACAGGTCTTCCAGAAGGCTCTGCAGGTCTGCCAGGAGTACCACGACCACCAAAATTCTGAAATCCTCCTCCTTTTGTAGTCAACAATTGTTGATGATACGCCACTTCAACAATATTCTGCCTCCAATCTTCACTCATATTGCTCATAATCGCTACAGCATTTTCAGGATTATTAGCATAACCTTCAGAAATAAGATAATCCATTATGTAATCATAAAGATCATATTCTTCAGCCTGAATATTATCTACTCCGATACTAACTTCATTATAATTTTCAAAATCTTCAAAAACTTCAGTGGGAGCATAAATTGAAGAATAAGCTTCATATAGACCTATAACTTCTTGATCTCTCATTTTTTAGCAATTACTTTATTTTATTTATCATATATTACAATTCAGTTTTATAAGAAAATCCATTTTTCTTTTCAAATTTAATAGTGTGGTCAAATTTATCTTGAAGATCTGGTTTATGAGAAATTACGAAAATATTACTATCTTTTATAACATACTTAATAATTTTTAAAAATTCATCTGAACCAAATCCATCAAGAGAAGAGTCAAAAACTTCATCAAATAAAAGAATATTACAATTCACAGAATTTTTGACTCTTGCGATTTCACGCCAAGCAAATAATAAACTCAAATCAATTCTAGCCTTTTCACCTTCGGAAAATGAACTATAAGAAAAGTCTTCGTGAATAGGAGACTTAATACTTTCATTAAATTCAGAATCTAATTCAAAATTAATATAAAAGTCCATCATCTGAAGATATCTATTTACCTGCTGATTTATGAACGGAAGATACTTCTTAATGATCTTCGTCTTTACACCATCATCCTTGAGTAATGAGTAGGCAAAATCGTGATAAACAATTTCCTCTTTTTTCTTTGAAATATCTTCAAATGTCTGTTGGAGATTTTCTCTAAATTCTTCTAGTTTCTCATGCTCAGTATTTCTGTTTTTAAGTCGTTCGGTAATAGTTTGAACTTCTGATTCAAGATCTCGTATTTGTCTTTGATTAAGGGAAATACGAGTATTGTTTTGAGAAATCTCATAATTAAGTTTTGTGATCTCCTTAGATAGAACTGTAAATTGACGCTCTCGTTCTTGTTCGGATTTTATAGTATCTTCAAGTTCTTGAAAACCTTTTTGAAGTTCCTTTGCTTTATTTTGAGCATCCACAATTCTATTTAATCTAAACTCCTCTTCTATTGTTTGAGTGCAAGTGGGGCAGACCGTATTTTCATTAAAAAACTTATGTTCTTTTGTAATTGTTAATACTTTCTGAGAGATTTTACCCTTAAGATTATTAAGTTTCACCAACTTATCTGCCGCACCGACAACCTCATCTTGATCTTTAGTATAAGCAAAAATCTGCTCTTCAATCTTTGCATTCTCAGTTATATAAATTCCAACTTCTTTATCTAAATTAGTAATCTTTTCTTGATTGGCTTTTATATTTGCATTTCCACGATTTTCAAGCTCCTCAATAAACTCCTGTTGCATATTGATTTTTTCTTTTAAGTTTTCTTTGATACTTTCAAGAGACTTAACTTTCTCTTTTTGAATTTTTATTTTATCCTTAATGAGAGCATTCATCGCAGAAAAAATACGAATATCCAATAAGTCCTCAATTACTTCACGACGATTTGCGGTCGTAAGTTGCATAAAAGGAACAAAGGCACTACTACCTAAAATTACAATCTGAGTAAAAGACTTATAATTTACCTTTAAAATATTCTCCTCAAGAATTTTTTGATTGGCACGATCATCTGCTTCTTTATGAAGCGGGACACCGTTGACTTCAATATCAAAAATATTCGGCTTAATTCCGCGACGAACAAGATAATCTCTATTGTTAGCAGAGAACTCAATTTCAACCAAACAATCCTTTTCATTTACACTATTCAGTAGTTGCGGTTTCGTAATTTTTCTAAACGGTTTGTTAAAAAGAACAAAAGTAAGTGCATCTAGAACAGTGGATTTTCCTGCACCATTTGTTCCGATGATTAAATTTGTATTGTGCTTTTGAAAATCAATTTCAGTAAAGTGCTGTCCAGTAGAAAGAAAATTCTTCCATTTAATTTTGTGAAATACTAACATTTTTAGGAGGGATTACAATATCATCAGGGGTAATTACTGCATACTTGTAGTTGTGCATCTTGCAAGTTTTAATGGCAAGATCATCATCAACTTCTACAACATCCATTTCTTGTTCTTCTTGATCTTCTAGCATCAAGGCATATCTAACTGCATCATCTTCATCTTCAAAAAGAAACAAGACTTTTTGACCATATTGGTCTTGGACTGCATATGCACCATCGTCTTTTCTATCTTTCAGAGTGAGAAGAAACATTATTCTACTTCGCAAGCTTGTTTATAAAGATCTTGAAAGATTTCTTTGATAATACTTTTATCAAATTGAAATTCAGATTCATCAATATAGCGACTTAAAATTGATATAGTATTTTCATCTTCTTCAATTTCAAAATCTTTATTTTCTTGAATTTCAAAATTTTCAATAATCTTAAGTTCTTGAACTTTTGAATTATAAAGTTTATCAATAAACTTTTCAAAATCTTTTGGTTTTGATTTTTTACGAACAATTACCTTTACAATTTTATTTTCATACTCAGTAGTATCAAATAATTGATAAGGAGTATCCTCATAGTAAATGTTATAGAATAATTTATAAGGATTATTAATTGGAGTATGTTCTAAAGTTTCAGTATCAAAAATATGAAATCCTCTGGTATCATTCACATCGGTCCAATACATCTCATAAGGATTACCAAGATAGAAGATAGATCCATTATCAGAACGAGTATGGTAATGACCAGAAAATACCTTCTTGAACTTTGAAAAAATATTTGCATCCAGTCCATGTTCTTCCATTATAAGATTGCGATTAACATAAAAGCCTTGAAGTTCCAAATGACCCATAGCAACTTTCGCCTTTGTCTTTTGAATATGATTTATAGTTTCATCATAATTTTCACTACAAATCCAAGGTATCATCATAATATCTAATCCACCTACAGTGATTGTTTCTGGTGAACTATAAGTCTTGATATTTGGATAATCTTTAAGAAGAAGTTCTGGTGCATTAATTTCAGTAGAATTTTTTAAAAATATATCATGGTTTCCTACAACCATATGAACATCATATTTTCTAAGTGGTTCTAATACAACTTTTCGTGTCCAATCTAATCCCCAAAAATCAATACTTTTGCGATTATCAAAAGCATCGCCCATATGAATAACTGCCTCTACTCCATACTCTTCTAAAGAAGGAAAGAAGATATTATCGTAAAAAAGACGAAAATATTCGTGTAGATTTTTAGAAGCTTTTCTTGCCGACCAGTGCGTATCTGTAATTATAGCTACTTTCATCGGTTATTATTCCTATAAGAAATATTATCCTTAATTGTATTATAGTCAGAATTATTTCCAGAAAGTAGATTTTCATCAACCATCATAACTTCATCAAATCCAGATCTTTCAATAATTTTAGTCTTGATATCTAATTGCTTTTTCTCTTTCTGAATTCTTCTTAGAAATGCGTAATGAATAATTTGAGTAAAATATGCAAAAGGATTGGTTGATTTCTCTGGATCAAAATTATGAATATATTGAACACAATTTTCAATGCCATCCGAAATCATATCTTCACGAAACATATAATTCACGAAGTTTGGTTTATATGATAGATGAGTTGCAATCTTTAGAAAACATTCGCCAAGATAATTTGGAATGGGAGGTTTTCCTTCCCAGTACTTTGATCTATCTTCTTTGGTTGGTTTTCTAGAGTTTCTATTGAAAAACTCACTTTCAACCTTAGCACGATAAACGACAAGGGCATCCAATAATTCGCGGTTGTTTACATAATGTTCTGGCTTCTTTTTTGGCATAGCATTGGTCTCATCTACGATAACTTTTCTTTATTATAGCACACTTTCAAGGGGCTTGACAAGATGCCAAAATACGAGTAGACTAGGTTTGTTAACGATGAAGATAATAATATAAGTATCTTTAAGACTCTTTAAGACCTTTAAAGATCTTCTCAAGACTTTTACGAGCCTCTTCAACTGAGGAGATATAACCCATCTTTTGAGAAGGCTTTACACGACCTCCGGGATGATATATCTCAACAGAATCATTATCTTGAAGATAACCCTCATAGACGCTAATTAAATGTTTATCTTTACTTTCAGTCATTGTAATAATTTTATCTAACTTAACCATAAAAAGATCCTCAGTAGACATTTCAATCCAAGGTTTAACTTTAAGATACATTCCATTTTGATTTTGAAATGCTTTCATAGTGACAGGATTTTGAAGAATTACAATAGGATCCCCTTCATTCTCATCAACCATGATAGAGGAGAAGATTTCCTCTCCAGATACTAATTTTAAAATACAATAGAATTCTTCACCCATTAGTCTTTAAGCGGTATGTTTACGATGTCATAATTAAAGTTTTCTTCATTATAAATTTTAATTCTTTCAATCAAATGATTTAATGTATAGTTCTTTCTTGATTTATAACTGATATCATCAGCAATATCATATAGAGTTGCTTTAGTCTTTTGATTTCCTTTTCTTAGAACTCTTCCAATTGATTGAAGATTTCGAACTCTAGATTTACTTGGAGAAGCAAAGATGACATTATGTAGATTTTTGATATTAATTCCCGTTGAAAAAGTTCCGTAAGAAGCAACAATAATTGCGTTATTTTCTTTTTCTGTGATTTCTCTTACTTGTTCTCGATCTTCAGTATCAACACCACCATGAACAAAGAATATATGACGGTCTTTGTCTACGCCACTATTTATGAGGTCGTATAAAGGCTGTCCATGACCTTCAACTCTAGAAAATAGAATGAGTGTATTTCCTTTCAGATCTAAAGCAAGATTGCGAATGAACTTGTTTCGTCTTTCGTGATTAATAATATACTGAACTTCTTCTTCAAAATTTTCAAAACGATGAGGTTTATGTTTGAGTAAAAGAATATTAATATCTAAAGTGGCAACATGTCCCTTCTTCATTAATTCATCAGTACGAATAATCTTATAAGAAGGGCCAAATAAACCTTCTAGAACCCATTTGTGAGTTTGCGAGCCATCCAGTGTGCCAGTAAAACCGAAACGATATTTACAATCAGAAAGTTTTGTCATTATAGATACTAATGACTTTGATTTAAACTGGTGTGCTTCATCACCAACTACCACGTTAAATCTTGAGAAATATTGACGGGGAAGTTTGTAGATAGACTGCCAAGTTGTGATAATCACTTGTGAGTCTGTTTCTCTTTCTTTTCCAGCGTAAATCTTGTGGCAAAATGAACCCACATTCCACCCATAATCTGCAAAGTCTTTATACATTTGCTCTACAAGGGATGTCGTTGGGACGACTATCAGAATATTTTGTTCTCTCTCAACGTAGTATCTCACAATCGAGTATATCATTAACGACTTTCCAGAAGCAGTTGGAGATATCAATAACTTGCGATTATGTTTTAAAGCGTCGTATACTCCCTCAACCTGATAATCACGGGGAGTATGTGAGCAAATAGAATTCATATAGTCTTTCACACCTTCCTTTGAGATGTGTTCATTTACCTCAAAAGGAAGACCATAGTATTTGTTGTCTTTAAATTCGTAAGTATATTCATGATCTTTACAGAACTGAATAATCTTATCTAAAAGACCAACATAAATTTCTCTTGTGTTTACATTAAACAAGTAGATAAATCCATCCCACCACTTGTTTTTGTAGGCAGGAGAAAATTTAGCATTTGGAACCTCAAATTGAAATGAATCTCTTAATTCATAATAGACATGAGGATCTGCAGTGATTTGCAAATTTATTTCATTCTTTTTTTCGATAATCAAATGGCTCATATTTATATCATTCTGATACAAATATTTATTGACCATAAAAAAGAGGCCGAAGCCTCAATTATATCCTGCCGTAAATTTCATAAATTCTATGGCATTTTTGATTTGAAATGTTCGATTGGATACGGTTTTGATAATCTCCTCCAAAAATTTTAACATGGTGTCATAATACCGAATCTTCATATCAATTTTATTGAGCCTCTCATCCGCCTCCATATGCCTCTGTATGGCGTCTTTCTCTCTGACCTTATACGGGAATGGTTCTTCCACATAAACCTCTGCTGGAGCCTTTCCTGTGTAGTAGTTATAGCGTTCTAATCTTACTTTGTTGTAGGTCTCTCTTGCCTTCTCACGAAGAAGAGTAATAGTGTTGTATATTGTGTAATATTTTGAATGTAGTTGAGGAATTTTTAAAGATTCATCGTGCAAATTATCTGGATCCATGACAGAATCTCTCTGCCACATTTCCTGAATTTCATCAAGGTTCATGGAGTTGTGTCAATGTTATATACAGTATACTTGAAAGTAACGTCTGCTGTAAAGTACTGGACATCAGTTTGCGTAGCATCAAACTGAAGAGATGTTAGATAAATTGGAAATAAATCCTTAAATTTTACCGTTGCATTTATATTAAAATTACTATCTAAAATATAAAGACTACCATCACTAAAAGCCCTCTTAGGATCCAATGGTTGTGTCACATCATTTTCAATTGTTAACAAATCCCTATACTGTTGTGTAGTTTCTGGAAACCCAAGACCAGTTAGCCAATTGTGAATTGCCATATAATTTTCCATATCTTCATCAACTAAAAATTTTAAAGACAAATCCCCATATTGAAGTTTCCCACCAGGAATGTCTAAGTCTTTGAGATATGTTGGTTGTTGCGCCAAAGAGAGTGAAATTTCTGGAATTTTTGCAGTGTTACAAAAAAATGAAATTTTAGGTTCTTTTGCCAGAGTGAATTTAAATCCAACTGGAGAAAGAAAATTTCTATTGTTTATTTGTTTATCAAAAGCGGTTGTCATAATTAATATTTTCCGTAATGAGCACCTGTTGGTGGATGTGCCGCTGATATTGCTCTAATTGTTCTATCTTTAGGTAATTGTCCTTGTTTCTTTAAAGAACCTTCTAATTCTTTAAGTGAAATTACACTATCTGGACTTATTGGTCCACTGGAAAGTTTTTCTGCTTCTAAAATAAACTGACTAAAAGTTTTCATCCTTTTTATTTTTATTTAGTGAATTTATGCATATCTAAACCAAGGCTTTCTATTTGGCCTACTCTTATTTTCATCTCTAGCACAACTTCTTGAAATACTAGTTCTTAAAATACCCAATTTTTTAGAAGCTTCTGTCGCACTTTTATATACAATACCTGTTCTAGTATCTATTACTGGTTTACTATTTGATATTCTAGTAAGTTCTTTTACATGTTCTGGGCACGGTCTACCACTAGTTCCTCCATCTCCGCCAAGAGTTACATTATATTCAGGACTTAATTGTTTAATCCAATATATTTCTTTATCTCCCACATCTTCTTTTTTACATTCTTCTAAAATTTCCCATTCAAAATTTTCTTTTCCATATTTTTTTAAGGCATTTGAAAAGGGAATATTTGATTTTTTATGCCTAGAATACCAAATATGACAATTAATTCTTTTGTATAGTTTATCATAAGAAGTTCTACCAATATAAAACTTTCCATTAATTTTATTTGTTGCTTTATATATAAATGCCATATATTAAATAGGTGTGTGTCCTTTATTTATAATAAAAAAGAGGGGATTTCTCCCCTCTAGATTTAAATAATGTATAATTTAATTTTCACATTAAATTGGCAACTTTAACTCTTCTGTAGTATCTGTTGCTGTTTTCCTTGATTCTACCAAGACCTTGACCATCTGCGGCTGAACCTTCAGCAAATGGGTTGGAAACAAGACCGTAGCGGGTCTTGAAGCCAATCTTAGGCTGGAAGGTGTCCTGACCAACGGCACGAACCATTTGGAGAGGAACATATGGGCAGTAGAAGAGACCAGCATCATAAGGAGATGCGCCCTTATATCCAACAACGTAGTACTGGAATGGAGCTACGTTTGCAGAATATGGGTCAATATAGACACGATACTTGCCTTGAAGAACACCAGCGAAGGTGTTACCAGTATCGTCTACCTGGAGATTAGCGTTAAGGGCTGGGGTATAATCCAGAACTCCTGCCATGGTGAGTGCGGAAGCAACATCAGCGGAGCAGAGGATCATATTACCCTTTCCTCTACGAGTTCTTTGTGCGATTGCGTTCGCATCACGCTCGATTTGGAAAATAAGACCCTTGAACTTCTCAACAGACCAACGACCGTTGGAGTCAACGTCAAGGTCAAAAGTACCAGCAGTTGCGGTATTAACTTGAGCACCTGATTCAGCAGTCTTATAGATGGTACGAATAACTTCGCGGTTGATCTCAGCAAGAATCTCAGTAGAGAGAATATTTGCGAGTTCAGCCTCAGCATTCAGACCATGAATTGCCTTAAGGTCTTGAGCAAGCTCAAGTGAATACTCAGCTTTCAGAGCACGGGACTTTGCAGCAACGGTAACTTTCTCAATCGAGAAAGCCATTTCGTTGAAGGCATTACCAGCTTCTCCGAGTGCTTCTGCAGTACCCGTATTCATACCTTGGCCAACATTATATGTGGTCGCGGTTTGTCCAGATTCTGGGTTCAGAAGACCAGGATTGGTTCCGGACTGAGCAGTAGTACCAAATCCAACACTGGCCCCAGAACTTGCTTGACCAGTATAGCCTGTGGTATCATAAGTTCTATTTGTACCAATACCAGAGAATGTAGTATCTGCTTCGTTGAAGAGAGCTTCAACACCACTCTGATTGGTATAACGTGAACGCATAGCGAAGATAAGTCCAGTAGGACCATTCATAGGCTGAACACCACAAAGGTCATAAGCGACCAGATTAGGCATTGAGCGACGAATCAAGCTGATAAGTACTGGATCGAAACCTGCAACTGGGCCAGCAGCATTAGCAGTTCCGTAAGTACCACCGCCATAACCACCAGTGCCAGCATTATTAGTAGGTGATTCATAAAGGAAAGAACGCTCTTCACGGAGTTCTCTTTCTTGGTTTTCTAACAGGATAGCAGTTACCGCTCTACGATGTGAATCTCTGATTGGATCTAGACCATCATAGTCGAGAATGGGTGCCCACTTCTCCTGCAGATGCTCTGCATTGAACATTTGCATTTGATTTTACCTCTTTTTAAAAAGTTTTAGTTTGATTTATAATTTAAAAATCACTTTCTAGCGACTCTACCGAGTGTTTGAAGATATGCTTCCATCATTGGAGACACAGATTGAGCCTCGTAATTATAGGAAACTTGCTCAGACAAATTCTCAGTTTCATCTCTTTGAGTACCAGTATTTGTTGGGAAGTATGATTCCCTCAGAGTTACCAGTTTCTCACGATAGTTTGCTTCACCATCAAACTCAACATTTTCGGCAAGAGAAGCGAGTTTGTCTTTCTGAGAAAGTGCTAGACCCTCAGCGACATCTGCAAAAATTACATCAGCAACTGACTCTGCTAATCTTCTATTGAGAGCAACATTTCTTTCGATTTGCTCGTTGAGTTTTTCTTCCATTTCATCAAGTTTATCTACCATACTCTCGATTACATCATATCTATCTTCAGGAACAGTTACATAATGATCTTCAAAAAGCTGTCTCATTCCAGCAAGGAATGATTCAGTCATTTCAGTCTTGAGACCGTGCTCAATTACGAGCGCATTCTCTTGAATCCACTCGTCAGCAACATACTCAAGGTATGCGTCAACACGATCTTCAAGACTTTCTTTAATTGATTGAATTTCTTCTACAAGAGCTTCTTCATAAGAAGCCTGAAGATCTTCTCTAATTTCAGCAACCTTAGAACGGATTGCTGCCTCAAAAATAGTACGGGCTTTTTCTTGGAATTCTTCAGAAAGATCTTCACCATCTAGAAGAGCATTGACATCTTCTTCGATGTCATATTCTTCATTCATTTCATTTTCATCTTCATCTTCATCTTCAACCCCCTTCTTTTTATCGTCTTCTTGTTTTTTAGAGGGATTTGGCGTACCGTATTCTTTAGTATCTTCTTTTTTGTCCTTTTTACTACCTTCATTTTCTGTTTCTTCTTCTACAAGCTCTTCATCATATTCAGCATCTTCTCTTTGAACTCCTTGTCCAGGTGGAATTCCAGTTGCTAATTGTTGCATAGGATCGGCAGCGGCTGCCTTCGCATTTACAACATTCCTCACTTGGGCCAAAGTAGCTCCAGGTGTCTTTAGCATCGCTGAATTATCGTCTGGGCGATAAGTTTCTGGGGTAGGTCCACCTAAATCTTCCCATGCGCCAGTTTGACCTGGAATCATAACTCCAGATGCATTTTGTGCAAAACCTTGCATTGGATCGGCAGATGCTGCCCCTTTGGTTACTACGTTTTCCATTTCTTGTAAATTTCTACCAACGGACATTTTAGATTTCTGTTTTATAATCTATATTTATTTATAATTTATAAATTTGAAAAAAATTCAAACTCATATCTTTTCTTGAATGTTTGCTTAGAAACATTAAAATATTCATAAGCATCTTTCATACAACCAAATTTTATACCATTACAAATTATTATTTTTGAATTGGGATTTTTCGATCCTTCATTTCTTTTAGTTGAATTATCTATGTACTTTTTGTTTTGTTTATAATTGGGTTTATAGGAATTTGATAATCCAATTTTTTTCTTATGTTCTTCAGTAAGTTTTTTATTAAGATTTTTATGTCTTAACTTTTCTTTATGATCTACTGATAAATTATGTCCAGTCCTATCAGGAGGAATACTATTTTTATTTGTTAAAAACTCTTTATAGTATTTTATAATATACGACTCATATTCCAAAGAATCTGAATTTGATATATTTTCAATTAATTTATATACTATAGGTTCAAATCCTAAAAGTCTTATGTTTTTGATATAATCCAATTTTTCTTGATTATAATTTGCATATCCTTTTAGGTGAGCATAACACCTATCTTTTTTACCTTTACCAATATAAAATGGAATTCTATTAATCGGATCTACAAGAGCATAAACATAATGTTCTTTCATTTATATCATACTTAAAAATTTTTGAAAATGTTGAAGTTTTCTCTCTTCAGTTAATTTTTTTCTTTGCACATCCTTTTCAATAATATTTTTAATAGATTCTGCAATCCAAACTTTTTTGTTTGAATCATAAACCCACTCTTTACCTTCCATAATTCCCTGAACAAAAGCATCAGGAGCAGAAGGATCTGCAACAATATCTGCTGCAGTAGCAAGCATAAAATCTTGCCCAACAATCTTATGACCTTCATTAGTCATTTGAAGTGATCCAACACCACGGGAAGAAACACCTAAACAAACACCTTCACTTATTAGAGATTTTGCAATCTTACCCATAGGTGTCTCTAGAAGTTGTGCTTTACCTATAAAGTTAGATCCATTTCTCTCAAGACAAATAATTTTGTGAGAAACACGATCAAGATTTACAGTAGGACCATCTGGATGTCCTAATTCACCTATAGCACGACCTTTCCAAATGAAATTTTCATTATATCTTGCTACCTCTTTTGCAAGAGTTTGCATCGGATACATTCTTCCAT